TGATATTAGTATTCTTGGCACAGGAGTTATAGGTGGACTTGTGCCGACAAAATCAAGTCCTTCGGTATATCAATATCTTACTGAACTGTCAGGGAATATTGAAGCTGATTGGAATAATTGTAAATCTTTATTAGATACATATAAATCTGATATAGCTGATGAAAATGCAGAGCTGGACAAGAGAGTACAGGCAATAGATGAAAGATTAGCTGATATTAATACTGCATTAGTTACATCAGAGCAAAATGTTGATGCTATCACAGCTAAGTACAATGAAATACTTGCTATGATAGAGCAATTTAAGTCTGATTATGCAGATATGCTTAATGATTTAGACAGCACAAAGACAGATATTTTATCTGAAATAAATACGGTGTATACGGCTAATGTAAATTCAATAAACACATTGGCCGACAGTATAAAGGCGATATTGCAAGAGGGTGGCACTGATATTGACAATAAAATTGCTGATGGCATATCAGCAGTTAATTTGGCTAAGGAAAATGCTATCAATACAATTAAAAGTGTTCCTGTCACAAAAGCTATGTTAGCTGATGATATATATAAGCCTGTTAATAATCTCATTACATCTGACATTTACAAAAATACATTCGAGTGGGAACGTGCAACTAGTTTTAATAGTTACAATTTAGACGCTGTATTTGGCTATAATAAAGACCGCAATATAAGTGTTACGTTATTAGAAGGTCATAAATATTATATTTGTACATACTCGGTTTGGAACAAAGAATATTATTGGGGACAGTATTCGAACATAACATTTAACTGCAATTCGATTAATAACAGTAATTATTCATCTGGAGCAAAGAAAATTCAACTTACAGATGCAAACGATTATTTTGATTTAGCCATGACAGGTGGTAAAAACTATAAAGCGGTCAACTACAAGGATAAAAAATTAATATCTTTACATAATGTTATTGCAATGAAACAAGATATGACTATTTTTACAATGGCTCTGTATCAGCAAGGACAAGGACTTGATAGGACAATACCGCTTAAGATATATATAATTGATGTTACAGATTTAAGTGAATCAGAAATAGAAGTTGCTACTGACAACTTGTCTGATTATGAACAGCAAGAGGTTATATATTTGTTTGCTGAACCACGTTTGTTAGCAGTTGAGCAGAAAGTAAAAGAACTTGAAAATGCTATTTTAAGTTTGGGAGGTAATGTGTAATGTTTAGTTTAAGAGATTTTATTAAAAAGGGTATGATAAATGCAGTTGGTAAAATGGCTGACTATCAGGTAATTTTAAACTCGGCAGGTTGGTATGAGAAAAATGTGCTGACTGAGGATGATTTAGCAGAAATTAACACAGCTATTGAGCAACAGTATGATGAAGAAACGGAGGATATGTGATGTCAACTATTATAGTAGCCCTAATAGGGGCAATAGGTAGTGTGGTGGGTGCTGCAATAGGTGCTGTAATAGGTATAATTGCAAATACAAAACTTGTTACATACAGGATAGAGCAGCTCGAAGGTAAAGTCAATGCTCACAATAACTTGATAGAGCGTACATATAACATAGAAGCAAGACTAGATGTAGACGAAGAAAAGATAGCCGTTGCTAATCATAGAATCGATGATTTGGAAGTAATGCAAAACAAGTATTCTGATAATAAATTTTATAAAGAAAACTAAGGAGGAATATATTATGAAAAAATGGTTTAAAGCGGCAGGAATGAGAGCGATAAAAACTATGGCACAGACTGCAATTGCTACAATTGGCACTGCTGCTGTATTAGATAGCGTAAACTGGATGGCTGTTGGTTCTACTACCGTATTAGCAGGTATATTGTCAATGTTGACATCTATAGCGGGATTACCTGAAATAAAGGAAAGTTAGATGTATCAATAAGATAGAAAATTGTAGAATTATGTTTACAAAGTGTTGAAAATATTGTAAAATACATATGAGCAAGAGGGAATGACGGGCGGTTGTTCCTCCCCAATCTGAAAAGAGAGGGGGATTGATATTATGAATAATGAAATCATTTATTTGACTTTATTAATTGTAATAATTATTCTTATAAAGAATTAACCGCCCTATCTCGGAAATAGGACGGTTACATAAAACCTAAACATTTTTGAGGTACAACCGCTTGGGTTGCTCCCTCTTGTGTTTTAATAGTAACATAAATTTATTATATTGTCAATATTTTAAGGCACTTTGTTCAAATGAGCAGAGTGTCTTTTTATGTAAGGAGGATAAGTAATAATGAAAATAACTGATGCGTATTTACCTATAAATAAACATTCAAGACCAGGCTCTAAAATCAAGCCAACTAAAATTGCGGTACATTATGTGGGCAATGCGGGAAGTTCTGCAAAGGGAAACAGAAATTATTTTGCAAGTGGAAAAGTTTATGCAAGTTCACATTATATTATAGGACTTGAAGGAGAAATCTTAAGACTTATTCCTGAAGATGAAATAAGCTATTGCACTAATCAGGCTAACAGCTACACAATTTCAATTGAGTGTTGTCATCCTGATAACACAGGCAAGTTTAATTCAAAGACTTTACAGTCCTTAATTGAATTATGTGCTGATATATGCAAAAGACATGGATTTAATCCATTGACAGACATTATAAGACATTATGATGTAACAAAAAAATGTTGTCCTGCATGGTGGTCACCAAACGGACTTAATAAAAATGCTAATGCTGATTTTAAAGCTTTTAAACAGAGTGTAAAAGATAAGATGAGTGGCAAAACAACAAAGGAGGAAAATGATATGACAGAAGCAGAAGTAAGGAAGATTGCTACACAGGTAGCTAATGATTTAATTTATAAGTATGTTACAAGCAAAGAAGAAAAGGTTTACTATAAACTTGATGAAGTTCCTGACTGGGGTAAGAGTACAGTTAAGAAGTTAATTGATAAAGGTATTTTAAAGGGTACTGATAAAGGTTTGGAATTAACTTCTGATTTACTTAGACAGCTTGTTATTAATGATAGAGCAGGTTTATATAATTAAGTGATTTTTTAGAGGATACTACTAATTTGCCATCCCTTTCTAAAAAATTTGTTAAAATAAAAATTTAGTCACCTTTTGTCACTTGATTTATGGTATAATTAAATTAAATAGTTTGGTATAAATGAGTTTTACAATTTACTGTTTGTTATGTTTATACAAAAATGTTATTAAACGCTTATGCATAATTACAAAATTTGTAAAACAATGATAATTTACATTGATTTTTGTAGTAAATTGTTATATTATATAGGTATTAAACTATTTGGTTTTGTTTATAGCTTTCATTATGTATAGTAAAATTATTTTAAATTTATTTATTATATGTGGTGATTAAAATGAAAAAAATTTTATATGTTAATTTTGAAAACAATAGTGGCAAGGCAATTAAAGAAAAGGTGATGCTTGTGACAAAATTTATTGATGAAAATCAGCATAATATTGAAGTTGTTAGTGATATTTCAATTCAAAGGAAATACGAAATAGAGGATAAGGTAACTTCATTATTGAAAGATAGAGACTATAAATTAACAGATGTTGTAGATATAGTTTCGCTTGTAAAAAAAGACGGATTTATTGTTCAATCTGAAGATATGCCTATAGAACAAACTGGATATATATTAGTAGATGACAATAAAAAATTACCTAGTATTAATAGCAAAAAGAAGATTGCAGTTAATAATACATTTTTAAATCCAGACAATGAAGATAATGTAGTTTTAAAGAAAAGTAGGTTTATTACTGCTCATGAGTATGGACATTATATATTACATAAAGGGGACTCCTCATTATATGCTCACAGAGATAGTCATGAACGTAATACCTTAATAGAAATGGAAGCAGATTATTTTGCAAGAAGTATTTTAATGCCATTAGAATCGTTTAAAGGATTTGTAAGAGCAGCTAAGGAAATATGTCCTAATGATGAACAAGAGCAGTTAGAAGTGTTGTCTAGATTTTTTAAGGTTACGAAAAATAAGTTAATTAAGCGGTTAGGTGATTTGAGTGAGATTGGATAGTTCAAATGAACATTTTATGGAGTTACTTTTTAATGATATAGTTGGAATACATAAAGGTAAAAGAACAAACATAGAAAAAGATGATAATTTTGATGAAAGTTTTATAGGGCAAATAGAAGAAAGAGGTGACTCATATACTTCACTATTGACCCATTATGTAAAAATTACTGTAGTTAGAAATTGGCTTAAAGAAATATGTAAATATATTTTTGTTATAATTTTATTAGGCTCATTAATAGTTATTAGTTTTTCAGAATGGAAATTACTGTTAAAATTATATAAGCAAGTGGAATTAGGGGAGTTCATTAATATAGTACCTGTATTTATTACCGCTATTGCTGGATTCATATCTACTATAATTTCAGTTCCTTTGGTTATTACTAAGTATTTATTTAATGTGAATGAAGATGAATATATGACTAATATCATTTCTCATACACAAGAACATGACTTGGCTGGTAGAAAATTGATTCAGAATTGGAAACCAACGTCAGGAGAATCTCATAATACTGGTAGGGGACGAGATATGGGAGATAATGCAAGACAACAATATGAAAGTGATAAGGAAAATGTAGAATAAGACAAATTTTATATTGAACATTGTGTTACAAACAGGAAATGTATAATTAAGTTTATATATTTCCTGTTTTTTATAGCTTATATCATATATGGTTATATGTATAACCCCATTCATAAGTCATTAAGAGTACAAGATTAGATGCGTTTCCAAGTCCATAATAATCATGGGATTCATATAGAAGTCCCGGTTGGTTTGTAGATGTTTTAGGTGCTAATGCTATTAGTGAAATATAACCTTTACTATTAAGTCTTTCAGTAAGACGTGTAACAAAATCAATGTATTTGTCTTTATCTTCTACAGGCAAAAATTCAAAGTCCACATCCAATGCCCTGTAGCCTTTAATATCCATATTGTATATTATGTTATCAATTAATTTTTCCTGAGCATAGCTGTTGTTTAATAGTAAACGAGCAAGTTCACTTGAAAAAACACCTTGTTCAGTAAGTGTTGAAAGGTGCATTGTAGGAACAGCACCATATTCATTTGCAAGAGCAATAAGTTCTTCATCATCTGCATATACCAAATCTCCGTTGTTTGTGAAGCCATATGTAAATATAGTCAGAAAGGTGAGATAGGGCAATGCTCTTAACAGATATGTTCTGTTGATGGAGGTGTAGGCGTAGCCGTTTGTTGCAACAATTCCTTCAGGTGTATCAGTATAGCTTATTACAATTGTTTCGCCCTCATAAAGATCTCTGGTTATGACTGATGGATTATTTCTGTATAGCTGATTGAGGGTAATGTTGTTGCTTTCTGCTATTGAGATTAATGTATCA